GCAAAACTGCCGGAGCAGCAGCGGGCGCAGGCGATGCAGGCGATGCAGATCGTGCCGGGTGATCCGAGGCTGCAGCAGGTGATCCGGATCGAAAACGACATAACGGACATGGATGTGGACATCACGATAGAGGAAGGGATCGATGTCCCGAGCATTCAGGCGGAACAATTCCAGGTTCTGATTCAGTTGGCCGGCACGCAGCCGGGTTTGATCCCGCCGGAGATCCTGATCGCGGCGAGCAATCTGCGGAACAAGGATCAGATATTGCAACAACTGAAGGAGAGCCAGCAGGCGCGGGCGCAGCAGCAACAGACCATGCAGAAAATGGCGATGGACAAGGCGCAGGCCGACGTCACGGCGACGCAAGGCAAGGCCGCCGCCGACTTTGCTTTGGCCAAGGAGCGCCAACACGCGGTGGTTCACCACATCGCCGACGTGCATACCGGATGGAACGACATGAACGCGCCACCGGACCCGCCGTCCGATCCGGGGACCGTGGTGCCGCCAGAGGTGCAGGCGATGATGGACGGCGCGAGCCTGCGTGGCATGCACGCGAAGGCGGCGGTTGATGAGGCGCGCGCGAACGATCTGCGGCACAGCGCGGTGCAGCGGATCAACGATATCGTGGTTGCCCGGCAGAACGCGCTCGCGCCGCCGGAGCAGCCGGGAGGCGGGCCATGAGCGACGAGATCGAATACGACTGCGCGGACTGCGGCCGGCATGTGATCGCGGTCGGGTTCTTTGGCACCGCCGAGGCAGAGGAACGCTGCAATTCGTGCCAGTGGATCAGGGAGAACGTCGCAATTGAACACCAGGGCGATGCGCGTGAGCGCCTGGGCGTGCCGCTGGTCGGGCTGGCGAGGACCCACTGATGTCCGGTGACCTCGACGCATTCCTGTGCCACCGCTTACGCGGCTCGATCAGTGGGCGAGGTTACAGCCCGTCATTATCGCTGGTTTCATGTTGGTAGGCAATAATGTCTGAGACACAACTTGACGCATTCCTGAAGGGCGGCAACCCGCCGGAGGCCTCGCCACCAACCGCCACGGACGGAGGCAAACCCCCGGCCACGCCAGAAGCCCCGAAGCCCGTGCCGGAGGCCGCGCCGGGCAAGGACGCGGCACCCGCGAAGGACAAGCCAGCCGTCGCACCGGACCCGGACGACGACGCGGAGCCCGGCGATCCGGAGCCGGGCCAGCCGATCGTCCCGCGCACGGCTTACGAAAAGGAGCGCGCCCGCCGGCAGAACTGGGTCGAGCGCGCGAGCCGCGCCGAGGCCGAGCGGGACGCGCTGGCGAAGCAGCTTGAGGACGCGAAGAAAGGCCCGCCACCACCGCCGCCGCAGCCGCTGCCGCCGATCGACCCGGCGACGGACCCGGAGGGCTACACGCGCCGGATGCGGGGCGTGGTGCTGAACGAGCGCCTGAACACCAGCGAGATGATGGCGATGGACAAGCACGGGCGGGAAGTCATCGACCGGGAGACCGAGTACTTCAAAAAGCGTGGCGAGGCCGAGCCGCGATTGTGGGGCGAACTTTATTCCCAGCCGCACCCCTACCAGTGGATGATCGACAACAATGCGGCGGCGCGGCTGCACGAGGAAATCGGCACCGACCCGGCGGCGTATGAGGCGAAGATACGGGCGAAGATCGAAGCCGAACGCGGCGCCGACCCGCCGCCGGTCTCGCCGGTCGCCGGGATGCCGCCGAGCCTCGCGAATGCGCGGAGCAGCGCGCCACGCGGGATGAATGGATTTTCCGGCCCCCTCTCGATGGAGGATATCCTTGCTAGACCGAAACGACGTTCTTGATGCTCGATGACGATGACGGCGACTCATGACCGACCTCGCCATCATGACCGCCATCCTCTACGCCGCGCGACTCCAGCGCCGTGTGCCCGAGAGTGAGGCCGAGAAGCGTGGGACTATCGTTGCCTGCCTCGCTGATGCTATACGGATCGAGGCCACCGTAAGTGATTACGAGGCTGAGCCAGAGCACGTAGCCGAGCCTAAGCAACCGCCGCCGTCGCCGGGCACAATCGGGCGCATCGCGGACGCGAAGGCAACCCGTCGCCGGGGTTGATACGGGCGCTGGGCACCGCTGGCCCTCAAGCAGCGTGACCCCGTCGCCGGGGGACTGATCGGGCGTTGAGCCGTCGCCGGGCTTTATCCGGGCGTCGCCGCTTTCTCAATCGAACCGCGCAAACTCCCCGTGGAGACGCTTGGCCGCTGCCGTGTAGGCGGCATGTGCCTCTTCCTGGGTGCTGAAGGTGCCGAGGTAATGAGCCTTGCGACCAAGCATGATATGGGCTGCCCAACGTCCTGTTTTGGCGTCTTGACTCGCGCCCTTCAGAATCCCCACACGGCGCGTCCGTCGGTTTCGGTTGTTCTCCGCTCGCGTGGCAGGCCGCAGATTGCTCCAGGCATTGTTCGACGGAATACCGTCAATATGGTCGAGGACAGCGGCGGGCCATTCTCCCGTGACGTGCAGCCAGATCAGGCGATGTGCCTGATACGCGATATCATGCAGCCTTACCGACAGGTAGCCGTATTGACCATCAGGGCACCCAGCCGGTTTGCCAGCAAAACGCTTGTTCACACGCGGCAAAACGTCGTCGCGGTGTCGCCAGAACAGCAACCCGGTCGTCGGGTCATAGTCCAGGGCGCGTCTGACCATCTCAGCGGTGAGTCGGTCAGGAGGGACGGCGGTCTTTATCGGCATGGCCATATGAATATCACGGCGCTGACCCGAGAGAAAGCGAGTTGTCATCAACTCGACCCTCTAGGAATGTAATCGTATGGCCGATATGAACGTCACCCCCGCCAGAGCGGGACTGACTCCGCTTATCTGGGACAGCGATTTTTTCACGGAATACGTCAGAAAAAATCAGTTCGCGCGCTACATGGGCACCACCATGGGCGCGATGATCCAGGTCCGCGAGGACCTGACCCGCAAGGCCGGCGACACGGTGGTGTTCCCGACCGTCCGCCGCCTCGTCGGCGCGGGCGTCTCTGGCAATACCGTCCTGGAGGGCAACGAGGAAATCCTCAACGCCCGGTCGCTGAACCTGGTCGTGTCCGCGTTCCGGCACGCCGTCGCCGTCTCGGACTGGGACGAACAGAAGTCCGTCATCGACCTCCGCGAGGCCGCCAGGGAAGCCCTGATGGTCTGGGAACTGGAGAAGATGCGGAACGACATTATCACGTCGCTGGAGGCGATCACCGCCGACAACAACGTGCAGGTATCCTACGCCGCCGCCACCGCCGGCCAGCGCAACACATGGATGGTCAACAACGCCGACCGGGTGCTGTTCGGCGCGAGCAAGTCAAACGCCGTCTCCGGCGTCATGGCGACGGCGCTGCTGACGGTGGACAACACCGCCGACAAGATGACCGCCGCCATTGTCACGCTTGCGAAACGCATTGCCCGCACCGCGTCGCCGCGCATCCGGCCGATCAGCGTCAACGACGACGAGGAATGGTTCGTGATGTTCATGCCGAGCCTGCCGTTCCGTGATCTCATGCAGGACCCGGTGATCATCAACACGTTGCAATACGCGTGGGATCGTGGCCGCGATAATCCGTTGTTCACCGCTGGGGACATTCTCTACAACGGCGTGATCATCCGCGAAGTGCCGGAGATGCCGGTCATCGCCGGGGCGGGCACGGGCGGCATTGACGTCGCGATGTCCGCGCTGTGCGGCGCGCAGGCACTGGGCGTTGCGTGGGCGCAACGGATGAAGAGCACGACGAACACGCGTGATTACGGCTACATGCACGGGGTCGGCATCCAGGAGATGCGCGGCATCGGCAAGTTACGCTTCGGCACCGATCCGACCGTTGACACCACGAAGCCGGTCGATGCGGGGATTGTTTCGGTGTTCACCGCCGCTGTCGCAGACGCGTAAAGGAGGGTTTCCTCATGCCAGCGACGGCGACGGGGCGGGGTGCCCAGGTCATCCTCGATGGCGACGCGCAGCGGGCAGCGCGCGGCGCTTATGCTCCGACGTATTCGGCGAATGCCCGCGTCATGGAAAGTTTACGAGACGCGGGCCTCGTCGCCGATGGCACAACCACGCCGGACGGAACCACGAAGACAGGATCGCAGGCGAGTGATTATGTCATCGGTCCGGCGAAACGCGTCGGCGTTGCCTCAATGTCGCGGTCGGCTGGTTTGGCGCAACTCAGCAACCCGCGCACCAACCCGATCATGGCAACGCCGCCCGCGATCACGCAAAGCGCGACCATCAACGCGACATTGACGCGAACGGTGAACTGGAACGACGCGACGGCGAGCGTTTATAACTTTTATGGCGGGAAGCCGACCGCTGACATCGCCACGTTCTGCACCTTCAACTCCGTGACAATCAACGGTGGACAGAATGCTTTCGTCTGGCGCGCGGAAGCGATGGTCGACGCCATCAAGGTGCAGTTCACGGTCTTCAACTACGGCGGCACGCATTGCCGGTTTCTGGTCAACGATCAGTACGTGGCCGCGACACAAACCACGGTCGCCAACTCGGCAACGTCCTACATCACGTTGGACTTCACGGCGGCCGGCGGGCGCGCCGTTCGCAAGATCGCGCTGGAAGGTGAGAACGCGCTGGTGTTCCAGTGCTTCTCGGTTCTGCCGACTGAGAGCCTGACAAAGCCGGGCGGCACGGTCACGCGCATGTTTGTCGTGAGCGATAGTTTTGGCGCTGGTGGTGGCGCCACCGAACGGTTCAAGGCGTTCCCCCAGGTGCTTGGTGATCTGCTAGGCATGCGTGACCTGTGGAACAACGGCGTGAGCGGCACCGGGTATCTGAACCCTGGCGCGGGACAACTCACATTCCGTCAACGGCTCTCTGACATGGTCACGGCGGCGCCGGATATCGTTTTGATCGTGGGTGGTCATAACGATACCGGCCCGGCGGCGTTGCAGGCGGAGATACTGACTTATCTCACAGCCATTCGGGCGCAATCGGTCCTGAGTGGAATCCCCGTCATCGTCGCTGGTGTGAACGGCGCCAATCAGGCAACCGCCACGACAATCCCGCTGGAAAACGCCATGGCGGCGGCTGTAACGGCGTTCGCTGATCCGTTGATGTATTTCGTGCCGGAGGTGACCAACGCGGCGGGGCCGTGGTTCACCGGCACCGGCTCGACGGCGGGCGCGGCGGGAAACGGAAATTGTGACGTCTACATAAGTTCCGACGCGATCCACCCGAACGATGCTGGTCACGCTTTTCTCGCCGGCCGGCTGGCGGACGATATCCGGAGGATCCTGGGTCAATGGTAGGCGGGAGCAACCGATGAATGCCCGTCTGGGCCAAATTGGCCGCCGCGTTGGGTCCGTTGTTGCTCGGGGCGCTCGTTACGATCGCGTGGCAGAACAGTCACGCGCTCGCCGTGCTTTCGCTCAATGTCGAGCACCTTCGACTGGATCTCGCCAACACCCGCGCGTCCCTGGAGCCGGGGCGGACTTTCATGCTGCGGATCGAGCAGAACGAAAAACAACTCGACCATCTGCGCGAACTGGTCGAGGCGCGGCTGGTTTGTCCGCCAGGGGCGCCGCGTCAACCATGAGGAGAGACTGAAATGGCAACGAAACCGCACAGCGACACCGAAACGATCCATCGCACCGGGCGGTCGAACAGCGTCACCGGGGCTGCCGCTCCCGCGTTCGTATCGCCGCACACGACCGAGGAACTCACGCAGATGGCGGCGGGCTCGGTCGGCGCCCAGATCATCCTTGACTACAACGGCTCCGGCTCGCTTGGCGCGCGTGGTGGCGCGGGTGCGACGATGGAAGAGAACACCGCCGCCAGGGATGCGCACTACGTGGCGCTCGGCCTCGATCCCAACGCCCCCTCGGGGCCGCCCACGGCGCCAGACCCAGCGGGGGCTGTAAGGGCCGCCGGGGCGCCCGTGGGCCGCGCCACGCGCATCTCCAGCCTCGCGGCGGGCATTATCACGGGCGATCCTGGCACCGTCCCCGCGCCTCCTGGAGGCAGCAACGGCACCGCCAGCGCGCCGGTCAACCGCGACGTGCCGCACGTCACCCAGGCGGGCGACACGCTCAACTGCACGATGGGGAATTGGGAGGGTGAGCCCACGAGTTACGGCTACCAGTGGAAGATTGATGGGGCGGTTGTCGGCACCGATGCCGCGACCCACACCGTGACGGCCGCCGACATCGGCAAGGCAGCCACGTGCGTGGTGACGGCCACGAACGCGCATGGATCAACCGCCGCGCCGCCGTCGAACGAGGTAACGATCACCGACCCGGCGGCGGGCGGACAGTCGCGGTCGAAGCGGTAACGTAACCGATGCCCGCGACCGTCTCCGTCTCGACGATCGCCGAGCAAGTACTGCGGCGGCTCAACGTCACCGTGGTGCCGCTCGACGATCGTCCGACCCTGACGGAGATGCTGCCGGTCGCCACCATCGCCACGATGGCGCTCGTCGAACTGGGCGTCATCGCCTCGGACGAAACGCCGATCCCCTCCGATCAGGCGTTGGCGCTCGACAAGGTGGCGAGTGTCCACGCCGGGCTCGATGCCCAGGCGCTGGTCTGGTGGGACGCCACCGCCGCTCCGCGCGCCTTCGTCGAGGAATACGTCAAACTGACGGCGGCGCAGATGGCCTCGTCCTTCGGCAAGGCGGCCGATCCGTCCCTGGTGGCGTTGCTGGAGGGGCGCGTTCGCCGGGGTGCCATGGGCATCGCGTCGCACGACATCGCGGTCGAAGCGGTGATGGCGGTGCACACCGAGTTGGTCGGCAAGGGCATCGCGCGGTGGACGAGCACCGACATCCCGGAGATGGCGGCGCCGGCCTACGAGATGCTCGCGGCTTACAATCTGGCGCCGAAGTTTCCGCCGGCCGAGCAGAAGCCCGCCGATGTGGTGCAGGCCATGCGGACGCTGTTCACCATCACCGCGTTGCCGACGTGCGGCGA